ATTAACCTCCAACCATAATCATATTTACATTATTTTACAACATTAATTAAATTTAGTCAAAAAAAATACCAGGCAATTACGCCTGGCTACATCACTTTCCTATCTAAAAATTAAAAAACTTTTCCATATGTCATGATAGAATATTATATCATTGCTTTTGCTAGCTTTATAACTAGACTTTCACCGAACCTATAATCATTAACAAGAAAATCCATAGTTTTATCTTCAAGACCTGCTTTATCTTTTACAATTTGTTTTGCTTCTTCAACTGCCATACTATACCCCTCTATAACTAAGAATTCGCAAATTACCTCAGCCTGTGCTTCAGATATCTTTTTCAAATTATCATCTACTTTCAAAAATGCTTCATCTTCTATATTGTCATGAAATCCACTTTCAATCAGTAGTATATGCTTACAGTTTGTATCTGCAGCTCCACGAATAACACCATAATAGTTATAAATCTTCCCACTTTCTGTATATACTCTAGTTTTAGCACCTCTGCTTTGATTTCCCATCACAGCAGCGACTTTAGCAGCCATCTTTTCTGCAAACTCTTCATCTTGTGGCTTAGTATAGTCATAATATACTTCTACACCTCTAGTACTTCCATCATAAGCATTGGTATGCTCTGAAATAAATAAATCATATCCTGCAGCCTTTTGGCCTCTTTCTAAAAGTGTTAGGTCCTGCTCCCAAGTACGGGTAAAATCTACTTGAACACCTTTGGATAATAGAATATCTTTTAAATACGTTGATATCTTCCATACTCCCTGATATTCATAGTATCCTGTCGGACCTTTATTAGTATTCCCCGGCGCATGACCGGGGTCTATTAATACTTTAATCATTGGTCCCACCCTCTTTGTTTTGTAAAGCATCTAATGCCTTAGTTATTATGGTTGGAATAGGGATTCCCATAAGTCCTGCGTTCTCTATAATACTTAATGCTTCATTAACTGCATAAGCGATAATAACTGCATCTCTAATTACTTCCATACCTGTTAATCTATCAAGTTGCGCAGATATAAGAACTATCAAAAGCGTAACACCTTTTTTACTTAGTCCTTTCCAACCTGCTTTACTTTCTAATGCTCCAGTTTCAGACTTGTTTGACTTTTTGAAAACACCTGCAGTTATTAATCCGGTTATATAATCAACGGCCATAAATAGTATTAGTGTCTGTAATGCCATATCCCATCCTCCAAGTAAGTTTGCTATTATACTGCCAGTTATGCCAAATATACTTAAAACACCTATTTTAATCGAATTTATATTCTCCATTATCATTATTGCTCCCTTCAAAATAGAGAGCTTACAAGCTCCCTATAATATTGTATGTATTTTTTTTACGCTTGTCTCTTTAGACTTAAATTTGCCTCAATTCTTTCAATTCCAACCAAAATTTCAAGACTAACATTTATGCCTTAGCTCCTCAGATTTTAATTACCAAATAAATTTTGCTTTTACTTTATGATACTCATTCTCTGCTTCTACTTTAATATCTGCCCCTGTTCTTTCAGCAAATGATCTCATTTCAAATAAGAAGCGTCCATTCTCTACTCTACTTGGTATATCTGTAGTTATATTCTGATTATTGAATTTAACAATATTACTTAGATGTTCCATTTCTATGGTCAGATTTAATGGTTGAAGCGTACAAAAACCTACTCCATAAATCTTGTCAACCCCAGCTATTCCTAAATCCTTTGTGTTCATTTTTAATTGCTCATAAAGTTTAGTTTCAGTTATTCTTTCACCAAACTTTAATTTATGCTGACAAGCTATTAAGCATGCTATACCGCTAATTATCGGTGTGCTCATAGAGGTTCCGCTTAATGCAATATATCCTCCAGTATAATAAGCGCTTATAACATTTGATCCAACTTGACATAAATCAACATGATTGCCCATTGTAGTGTAGTCAGCTTGTTTCTTCTCCATATCTACAGCTCCTACACATACAACTTCATCATAAGCTCCTGGATAACGCAGCTCTGTAATTCCTGTGTTACCTGCTGAACACACAACTAAAATACCATCTTTCACGCAATTTTTAATTTCTGCTTGTAGGTTACTCCAAACAGTAGTACCAAAACCATTCTTAGTACCACTTAAGCTCATTGATATTACATCAACTTTTTCACCTTTAGGACTTCTCCATTGTCTAGCATATTTAATACCATTTACTATATCTTGTGTTTTATTACATCCACCGCTACCATCTAGTACTTTAACTGGTAGAATTTTAGATTGTGGAGCAATTCCTACATTTTTCCCCGCAACCGAACCAGCAACGTGAGTTCCATGCATATTATCATCTCTATAATTGTTTGTAGAAGAATATGAACTATTGAGATTCTTTCCAACCAATATTCTATTTTCAAGTTCTATGTGAGGGCTAACCCCTGTGTCAATTACAGCACATATTGTATTTTGACCGTATATACCTTGGGAATAAAAAGCCTGTCTTCCTGATAACTCTAAAAACTTTAGATCATCAACTCCCAATACTGTTGTTTCATCAATTAATTTTTTACCTATTAAATAATCGTCTAAAAATTTCACTTTTTCACTCTCCTTTTTTTCGCATTAAAATAGGACCATATTTCTATAGTCCTTAGTCCACTAAATTTTTCTTTTGTTACCTATGGAACCTTTGGTGTAGCTAAAATAGTTTGCTTTTCTTCCTCATTAATATAACCTTTACTAAAGGCATTATTTACATAGATTTCATTTTTACCCATAATCCACATGTTTAAAATAAATGGATATAATCTTGACATAATCTCACCTCCTCTATAATCCAAGCAAGAAGTTTATTGTATCTTCTGCTAAAGCCAATTTTTCTTCAATAGTTAGTTCTTTAATAACTTCTAACTTACTAGGATAATATTCTGTAGCATTCCACAAAACTTTACCTTCATCATTTATAGTAGATATAAGAGGAAATGTGTTTGTTTGTTCATATTGCTCTTGTGTTACTTCGATTTCATTATCATACTTAACATCTGTATAATTTATTGCTTTACCTACAGCTATGCCTTCTGACATAATAAATACATATCTCATATAAAATTCCTTCCTTATAGTGTAAAATCTATACCATATATTTTTAACTGAATATTATTGCTTGTTATACTAACATTACTTATTGTATCAATATAAGGTCCAAAATAGACATTTGTGTTGAGTTCGCCCCTCGTGTTGTAGAACTTAAATATTCGGGTTCATAATTGACATCAAAATAGTCATTTTTTACATATCCATTTGCACTATGGAATACAGCTTTATAGTTCGTAGGTACTACTAAGGTACTATTGGAAGATATTTTTCCACTTAAAAGGGGTATACCTGTACCAGATGTTATAGTATCCCTGTAATCTAATCGAATACCAATACTATATGCAGTAGAAGTTGATATATTTTTAAAAGTTATAGAACCTATAAGGTATAATATAAACATGTCATATACTTTGTTATTAAAATAATTTCCTATATCTATTCTTGAAGTGCTATTAAGATTTACTGTTGCTATTAATACTGGTATATTAGTTATTATCTTGTCATTTAACAATTTCCCTTGCTTTGGCGTTAATGCCGCTCCTGATGTTAAAGTAGAAGTTAAACTATCGACCAGCTTAACATGTCCATAATTTCCAGTTGTTCCAACACCATAACCTGTTCCTGAGCTTGCATGGCTTGCGGGAGCATATCCGCTATGTGTGTGTCCTGAAGTAGCGAAAGCAGATGAATCATTTCCATCTAGTTTATCAGCATTTCCTGCTGATGTAGAATAATTTGAATTTGTAGCCTTTGCTACTGTTGTAGTTCCATTAATTATATTTGAAATTGAAGTTCTTAAAGTTTTTATTGATTTTAATATCTTACCAAACAAAGTAGAATGTGTTTCATTTGTTTTAATATCAATATCTGTACTTGCTTCGATAAACGAAACAATATTATCTTTAGTGTTATCAGTAGGGTTTATATAATCCATTTCTGGTAATTGTTCAGATGGTACTTTACCACCTACTAAATCAGCTTTGTTACCATTTAAATCATCAATATGTTCATTGAGAGCAACAATCTCTGTATTTATACTATTTACTTCATTTTCAAAATCCTCTGCTGATACATATAACCCGCTGGCAATGGTAGCTGTAACATTTGTTGCGTTTCCTATGATAATAGGTAAATCTATAACTTTTTCTATTACTTGTGCTCCACCTGATGCTGGTATGTAATCAGCATTTGTACCTGCATTGCCATAGCAGTATAATATTTCTCCAATATCAGGATCCATGGCAAATACTCCTATTTCTCTCCAGTAGAAACCTACTGAAATTGTGTTGTTGTCAAATTTTGTGCCTAATATTGCTTTGCCATCAGGTGTGCTTTTTAATTTTGTTATTTCTAATGATTTTATTTCATGAACCACGTTCCTCAAATCTAGTATAGAACCCGAACCTAGCTCACCATCACCAATGACTATTTTGGTAAATCTTAATTCGCTACCTGTCATTGATTTAGCTTGCAAATTCTTACCAAGGTTTGTAAATAATAATCCACCAAAACTCATTATCCCACCTGCCTTATCTGTATTTTATCTATAACATGTATTATAGATCCTAATTTAAAACTCATTTCACCCGTTAAACTTATCAAAATAGTTTCTAGATGTGATCTTTTATTTTTCACACAATTTAGTATCTTAATAAACTTATCTGCTGATTCCTGCGTAACACTTGGATTAGATGTAACTACTTTGAACATGAATGGCTCCCCACCATATTCAAACCACTCTTGAACTAATCCATCACCAAAATGCATTTTAATAACTTCCTCTACAGCATATGGTGTTCCTAATAATTTATTTGTTTTTACCCCTGTCTTTATAAGCTTTCTCTTTACATCAATTGGAGCCATGGCATCATACCAGGTTATATCTAAATCATAGGCCAACATATCAAGAATTACTTCATCTAAATTGTCAATGTTATTATATATGCTAATAACTGACGTTTCCTCTACCATCTTCTCAATTTGTTTATTTAAAGCTATGGACAAAGCAATAGTAGTTTTATCTTCTTTCATAGCTCCAGTCTGAAGCGACAATAAATCTAAATTATCTAATTTCATAACAAGCCCCCATACTCAACAGAAATATTCAAAGCTTTTGCCACTGATTTAGAATTAATTTCAGTGTATGTTGGAGAATTAATTTCAACTCTACATATTGGAGTTTTGCCATCTATCATATATGAATTTTGAATATAAAAAAGAAGCATATCCGGATTTATGCTCCTACCTAATTTTTCATGCTGCCAATTTACATAATTTCTAACAGCTCCATCTATATAATCCATATTATTACCTTCAATTACTTTCCTAATTGATAATTCATCTGCTAGATAAGTTTCATCAATATAATACTTTATATTAATATCATAATTTATAATATTAGGCTTTGTTGCTAAAACCTTATCTGTTAATGGTCTTCTATCTCGTCTAGATGTTTGCTCTAAAACCTTATTTAATATCTCATCACTTGGTAGCTCACCATTTTCCAACAAAACAACCATTTCTACTACTCCTGGAGATGGCGAAGAAACATCAACATCACTAATAGATGAATCAGCAGTCATTGCAAAATACTTATACGCATCATCAGGTCCAGTTGTTGATTTACTTTTATTTGATAATCTGCACCTTAGTCTATACCTTGCATTTTCTTCTATTTCTCCACCATTATAGGTTGTTTCAGTATTAACTATACTTGCTACAAATGGTACAGTGTCAACAATATGCATTATCCGTCCTGCTAAAAAGTTATTATATTTTGTTCCTGTTTCCATAGCCTCTAGTACACACTCTTTGCTAGTTTCTCCTGGCAGAATAGAAACCTCATCTTTTACTATAAAAAACAACTGTCCATCAGGAGTTACTCTCTTGCCTGCAGGAACAGTTATTATTCTAACTTGTTCACCAGTAAGCGTTATTAATCCTTTAGCAATTGCTTTAGTTGGTTGCAGCCTTTCAGTACTATACAAATCGTTACCTAAGTTGTCAAGACTTTCATCTACAGCATAACTCAATAGATTTTGTTTACCTGTCTGATTTATATTACTTTTTAACGCAACCAATGCTGGTACCATTTGACTTAAAAAGATTCTTCTCTCATCACCAGCATATAGTATCTCTCCATATGCTTTTTCAAAATCCTTAATTAAATCTTCATATATTTGTTTAGAATCTATATCTAAAAAATTAAAATCATTCAATTTCAACGACCACCTTTATTAATATATTGCCGTTTTGATTTTCAACATTTACTTCTTGGATTGTTGCTCTTGGCTCATATTTTTGTATTAAATCATACGTTTCGGATATTATAGAACCTAATGATTTATTAGATGCCTTATCTATATTTTTATTATCTCGTCCAAACACCCTGTCATAAGCAACTTCATACTTGTAAGTAGACAATATATTAGAAATATTTTGAAGTATCCGCTCATGGCCTTGTGCCCTCCAATTTAAAACATCTTTATTAGTAATTGTATATTGTGCCATTTATACCTCCTTACCCGAATCTTTATTATTCATTTCCACTGAAATTTTCATCTTCTAACATTTCAATCATTTTCAACTGGGCTTGGGTACAATTTTCATTTTCTCTTTTTTCTGCTGCTTTGCTCTCATTACTTGTGGAAGTTGCAACTTCTTTATTACCAGGCCTAACATATTCAACAAAATCTAATTTAACATTAGCTTTAGAAATATCTCCTGAATATAGAATTTCCTGTTCAGTAATACTAACATTTGTTAACAAATATTTATTACCACCATATATTTTTTCCCCAATAATTATATAATGAGGTTTGCAATTATCTTTTAACCTTATCCAACTTTCTATCTCATCTCTTATATTCAACTTGCTACTTGAAGAAAAATGAATAGTAAAATTAATTTTATCAAGACCTGGGCCCTTTATATATGTTGATGGTTTGTTACCCTCTAACTCCTGTTCCTCAATACTAAGTTCACTACTCCGTTCTAAATTATCAAAAGTATATATTCTATTTGAGCTAACAGTGAATATCTTCCCACCAAACTCGCATAACTTCATATCATCACCTACCTCAAACTAAATTACTAATAATTTTCAAGAACTTTGCGTACTTTAAATCCAGTTATTTTTTTGGTTATATTATGAACTGCTTCTGTTATAAAATAGTTACCATTTAGACTAGATAATTCTCTTAATTCAATAACATTACCAGCTGATATTGTAGTATCTAATTTAGCATTAAATGCACCTGTCACAACATCTTTATTAAAATATCTCAATATATTTTTACTGAACCTATCACTATCTGTCTTGTTATCTAATATTTTAGGATATATAAACGTACCCCCTGATATAGAGTTATCCCAATATTCAGAATTATTTAACTCATTATTTTCATCATAATACCTCACAATGCACTTTCTATATGTGATAGCAGAATTCTTTATAAAACTATATTCATCAATAAAGTCATTAATAATAAACGACTTGACCGAACTAGCTTTTTCTAATATGTGTTCCTTATAAATAATAACTTTTTTATCCACAATTTTTAGAGAATATCCCTCAAGTATACACAGTTCATTGAGAAACTGTAGATTAGTTTTATCTTTCATTTCTAAATACTTATATGTTATGTCATCAACATCATAATAATCAATTCCTAATCCCATATCATTTGATAGGGACTTAGAAACTTCTCTAAAAGATATATTGTACCACTCTTTATTATTAAAATCCTTGGCCTTAGATGGAACAGATTTAGCATTTATAATATACTTTCCATTTGTTATCTTTAATCCATCAATAAACATTACTCCACTACTGAAACCATTTTCTGTAATTTCTATTTCATCATCAAACTGTGGATCCCATTGTAACCATAATCTATCTTTATCTAAAAACACCAATTTTATATCATCCGCTTTACCACCATGCCTATCGGATACTATTGTTGATATAATTTCAACATTATTTGTTATGTCTTTAGAATTATATATTATATTCATATATTACCTCTTCCATGGCGGTAGTGTAGATGAAGTAGGTGTATCTAAAACTGGTATCTTTAATATAATATTTGCTTCAAACAATATTACATCAGCAAAATGTGGGTTAAGCTTTATTATATCAGTTGCCTTAAATTCATCATTGTAAAAATCTAGAGCGATACTATCGAAAGTATCGCTCTCTAATGTTCTATATTGGTAATACATTTGGCTCATAACTCAATCTACCTTCTTCACTTAGATATTGTGACATAAAAGCTTTAAATTTCTCATAGTCAGTTTCTAACATCTTTTTAATTTCAGATACATTTCCACCATTAATTACAGGAGAATAAACTATAGTAATACCTTGCTCATTAGCTGGGTTAACACCTAATAGTTGTGCTGTCTTTCCTAATAAACTTAAGCTTCTTGCATTTCCATGTTTTATAGGTATAGCCGCCTCTGGTCCTGCTTCACCAAATATACTTGGAGTACTAGTAAAGCCACCATTTGCAAATGTAGGTATAGTTGGTATACTAAATCCAAAAGTTTTGCCCCCACCAATCCAATCAGGTACCCAATCAGGAATAGTTACATTTATACCATTAATTCCATTGATAGCCCAATTAACTGCACCTATCATACTATTTGCTACACCTTTAAATCCATCTCCTATAGCTCCACATATAACACCTAATTTTTCTTTAACTTTGTCCCAGTTTTTATATAGCATATACCCAGCAATAGCTACACCAGCTATTGCTGCAACAGTCAACCCCATTGGTGAAATCATAAAAGTTGCTGCTTTGCCTACTAACCCAAATGCGCCTTTAGCTACAGATGGTAACATTTTAAAGCCTTTAACTACACCAGTTATAGCCTTTCCACCTAAAGACCAAACTTTATCAATACCATTCACAAGACCTTTAGTAGCTATATCTACACCTTTACCAATTGAATCACGAGGTATTTTATCAATTGCTTTTTTTACATCTCCAAAAACCTTTTTAGTGTCTTTACCGAAAGAAATTGCCGATATAGCACCTTGTTTAAATATTGAAAAGCCTTTAATTCCTAGATATGCCTTACCAATTTTCAACCCTATACTAACAATTTTATCACCATTTTTTACAATATAATCTGTTAGATTTACAATTTTAGGTAATACTCTATCTATACCGTCCATTATTTTTCCTGCAATTAAACCAACATTTTGTTGTATTCTCTCAAAAGAACCATTAGCTTGCATTCTCTCCATAGTACCAGCAAGTTGTCCCGCTTTTTTAGAAATAATGTCAAATGCACTACCATTAACTATTTCTCCATCAGCTGACATTCCAGCTATTTGTCCAAGTCCACTTTTCATTGTACCTACTATTGTAGATACTCTACCTTTAAATGTTTTTGACTGTGCTTCCATACCACCATCAAACTTTTCTTTCATAAGTGAAAGTAAAGCAGCATTAAAAGCCCTTTGGTTAGTAATTTGTCCTTGATTATTTACAACCTCTATTCCTGCAAGCCTTTTATAAGATTGCTCAACAATCATTTCTTTAGTTATTCCGAACTCCTTTAACCTCTCTAATTCTCCTGTTTGGGCATCTGCAATAGCCTCTGTGGCTTGCATTGCATCTTTGCCCATAACAGCAGCCATGTCACCAATTATAGGTAAATACTTTTTAGCAGTTAGTCCATAGGATTCAAGTTTTACAGATGCACCTACTATCTCGTCTGTTTCAAATGGTGTTACATTCGCAAAGTTTGTTGCCCATTTTAATGTTTCGCCAGCTTTTTGTGAATCCTTTAGAACCGTATTAAGAGTTATTCTATACTGTTCCATACTTGCAGCTGAATCAAGTGCTGTACTAGATATTGCAGTAAATGCTTTTTTAACCATATAGCCTGTTGCTAATCCAACTATTTTCTTTTGAAAACTACCTAAACTACTATTCAATTTATCTACGCTTTTTGTAGATTTATCAGTAGTTTTATTAAAATTACCAAAAGCTTGCTTTAAACTTGAATTAATTTTACCGCCTATTATGACGTTAGTTACAAATCCTTTAGCACCCATACTAACCTCCTAACGCCTTGTTCTCTTTTTCATAAGCTTTATTTCTTCTCTCTATTTCATCAGCTAGACCTTCATAATAATCAATTAGCTCAGTTAAATACATATCAAGACAATCCTTTCTACTATTTGATGTCTCTAATGTTATCTGAGCTATGATTATATTTATATATTCCTCATCAATTAGAAAGCCTACTCTTCTAACAAAAAACTCTTTACTAGATTGGTTACCTTAACAAAATCCTTTAATCCCATTCTCTTTACATCTTGATAATCAACATTAGATGCTTGACTAAATAAATGCGCATGCATATATATGTCATGCTCTACAGATGTGGGCATGTACTCTTCTCTTGCAAAATCTTTAATAGCATTTTGTATACTATCAGCTTTTAGATCATCTAGATTGTATTCCAATTCAGTTATTTCTTTTCCGTCTATTTTTACTGGATTATTTAATTTTACTGCTGCCATTGTGTTTCCTCCCTTTTAAAGATATTTATTCATATCCTCTAATAAATTTTTACCTCTTACTGAAAATATAGAGTTTAGCTTATCAATATGTAACAGTTCTTCACCATTCATTATCCTCTTATACGCCAAAACCTCATATTCATATGAGCCATCACTAGACTCACCACTTCCAACCTTACCCTCATCAAACTTTTTAAGTTTTACAGTTAAAAACGCTTTGTGATGATCAATACCATTTTTCAAGCCATTAGTATCAAACCTATCAGTTATCCACCTAATTTCTAGATTATCAGTAACCAACATTTCAGCAGCACTCTCATTAATACCTCTAAAACTAATAATAGTTGTCATACTTCCTGGCTGATATAAATTAGGCAAATCAATCTCACCTAATATACCAGTGCCCTTAATAGAATCTGAACCATTCTCTATGCTTGGTAAGGTAACTTCTGTTGTATCTAAAATTCTATTAGCTTTATTATTAATCTTGGTATAAATATTATAGTTAATAGTCTTATTTCTAACCTTCATTATTCAGTACCTCCTGTTAATTTACTTAATCCATTATTAACATACTGAACTTTATTTGTAATTGATTTCGCTGGTGGTGTATTTGTAACATCAGAATTAAATACAAAATCACCATTTATTAAATCACTATCAACATTTTGATTAGCAATAAAATCAATTTTTGCATAAAGCAACTTACCATCAGACACTAATGAATTTAATCTTGCTTGCTCAGTATTAATTATAGAATCAATGTCATTACGAGCCAATGGCGAATCAACTATATCTGCATTTCTAACTATAAAGTCTGTATTCAAATAAATATTTGTTCTAACAGAAGAGTCAAATATTTCATCAGCTTTCTCAGTTACTCCATATTCGTAGTTAGACATATGAGGACCCCACAAAACCCACTTGCCTCCATTAAATAACGCAGTTGTTATACCCTTTTCATTTAACCTGTTAGCATCTATTTTATTAAATTTTATAATACTAACATCTTGACCTTGTCCAACTACCATACTAGTTATGTCAATTGTTTTATTAGATGGACTTTCATATGGTACATTATCATTTTGGCTATCTACTATTTGCATTGTTACCGCAGCAATTATTGATGCATATATAATTTTTCCCCCTACTTTAAATCTTGGCCAACAAGTTTTATTTTTAGTAGAAACAAATTTATTAGTATTCTTCCATGCTATAGCATCATCAATAGTCTTAACTACCTTTGAATCAATATCAGTAACAGCAATAGCTTCCATATTACCGTCTACGGCATATGATTTATTTACTAACGCTGACTCTACAGATGCACTATTAAATCCAGGTGTAACCAAAATATTTGGTACTACATTTAAAGTCTGATAAATTGTATCCACAACATCAAGACCAGTAACTATTTCCATATCTGTAACAATCTTATCAATCTTTTTATAAGATATATCTATACTATTACCTACACCAGATGCTGTAACAACAATCTTAACTTTATTACCTTCATATTCAGCGCTATAATCAATACCCTCATCTAAATCAGTTATTGAGATAGTCGATATGTCTAAATCATCTTCAATATAACCTATACCATTTATGAGATTTATTGTTTTAGTTGTAGCCTCAGATTCAACTTTAGAACCGTCTAAAACATTAACTAATATAATTGGTCCAATAGGCTTTATTGCGTTACTCAAATGAGCAAATATGCAGCCACACAAAGTATAAACTTCGAAATCATCATTTTCATTGTAGCCAAACTTTTCTATAGCATCATTCAATGTTGATATAATAATTGGTGTATTTATATTTTGTGGATTATTTGTTCTAAATACTGGTGCAGTGCCTACATATAGGGGTATAGTACCAGTTGACTTTTCTATCTTTACCTCACTAGGGACTCTTTCCCCATAAATACCATGTTTGTACATAGTTTACCTCCTGCTATAAAAATTTTTCTCCATATTGTGTTATAGTAGATGATATGTTTGCATTAAAGCTAACCCAAGCATACCAATATGGAAATGGTTGTTCTTCATATAATCCCCATTTAAAAGGACCTTCTAATGTTGTATGATCTAGCACTCTATTTTTAGAGAACTCCTGCTTTATTTTCTCTACTAAATTAATTAAATCTAGATAACCCTTGCTATTTATACTAGTATTTAGCTCATCATCCGTTTTTATTGTATGCCCAATATCATAAGTACCAATTGCTAACCTAATACCTATACTACCCTCTTCTCCATTATCCTCACCAGTATCACCCATAACTATAATTGACGGTATCTCATGAAACTCATTATAGTTTTTAGGCGGCAACCAACCAATAAAAACACTTGGATTAACCAGCGTATATTCTTCATCAATCAAATCTTCAACAGGAGGTTTCTCTAATTTGAACTCACAAGCAACTTTATTTTCTATAAATATTTTAATATCATCTAAAACATCTCTAATTGTCATTACTTTTTCACCGCCTTGCTTGCTTTATCAATCCTATATTTAATTTCATGTTCCAATCTTTCTTCAAGCTTTTCTTTTGCCATTTTATGAATTTTTTCCATTGTGTCATGACTAGATATCATCTGAGGAATAGACAATGTTCTATAAGGTATCATCTCTTTATAATTTCTTTTTTGGCTTTTACCTGTTATTTTTTTATGTGCTATTCTTTTAATTTCATTACGCCTAGCTTTGTTGCCAGTTCTATGCCAAATCAAAGTTGCATTATTAGCTGTTTGAACAAAGGGTTTTAGTTCTTTTCCATTCAGTGGATTAATTCTCGGAGTTATACTTTTATATCCTTCGTTCTTCTTTATTTTGACTTTAACAGTTTTTCTTCTAGTCCCTGGGCTTTTAGGATTATGTGGAAAACTTGCTAAAGTCAGAGTTGAACCTTTAGACTCTATATATGCATTTAATTTCTTCTTGCTGGCCTTATGAATTTTTAGTGTTTCCTTTACTCTGCCTGATTTTACTGCATATTCTTCTCTCACTAATTTATCTGTATTGGTTTTGGTGAATTTCAACGTTCTATTTAATGCCGATACTGTAGCATTAGGTATTTGTTTTTCTAAATTTCCTAACTCTATTTTTAGTCTGTCAAATGATTTAGTATCAACATATACACTATTATTTTCAAATTTAGCCATTAGTTCCTCACGTATTCCAGCACAATTTCATACATAGTTGAACTCTTTTTTACATCTGTAACAGTACATGGTCTTTTATCAAATATTTGAGTTTCGCCAATCTTTGGTTCTTTTGCAAAATGCCTTTTATCAACAAAATACAATAAATCACCAAAATAAATTCCATTGTACTCATTTTTAGTTCTTTTCTTTAACTCGTCATTGTCAATAATAATATTAGTGGGTACACCATCAATTATATGTACCTCACTAAACTCATTATTATTTAAAAATATTGTTTCTGTATCATGTGCTAACTGCTCTTTAAAAATCATAAAGTACCTACCTTCTATAGTAGTTCTTATTACTCTTCATCCTCAGGTTCTTCTGGATTGTCATCCTCTTGATCATAATCTTCCCAGGGTATTTCCTCTTTGCCCGGTACGCAAATAAAGTTATTTTCTAATAATCCTTTTGCGTCCTTATCAGATAAATCTAAAACATCACCCTTATTATAGAGTGTACCTTTAAAAATTAAGTTATTTATTTTACTTTCATACTTACTATTCTTAGCAGCCATAATTACCTCCTAAAACTTATATTGAAAAAGACTATTGATTTCTCAACAGTCTTTCAATTTTTATCCTATAATGCATCTGCTACCGCAAAACTATCTACTTTATCCAGTATTGGTAATGGTCTTGATGAAAGATTTAATATCTTTCTAACTGGTTTTCTTTCTACGTATATATCTGGAATTCTTCTACCTTCAGCTAAATAAATTTGCTCTGTTTTATCATCAGCTATCTCAACAGCACCATAGGCTAATGAGAAATTAGCATCTATTGGTAACAATGCAACCTTATTATCTGGTACGAATTTTTTTGTCACTGGTGAAGCTCCAGTCCAATCATCAGTATACATACCACTATATGTATATATATCTAAATCAAGCAATGATAACCTTCCTATGTATCTAGTTCCATTAGGTAATGTTTTAGGCTCAATTTTAGCTAACTGATAATTTTTTATGTCTAATACTTCTTTTACCAGCTTATGATTTATAAAAGCATTAGCAACATTATTAGCCATTATACATATACCTGGATTAGTCATACCATTAGTTTGAACCAATGAGTACATTGCTTCTAAATCTGCTATAGGATTTGAACCATCTATACTCCATTTAGTAGCTATAGTTGCATTATTAGTAAATCCAAAATTGATTTCTTCATCCAATCCTTCGCCTTTTACCACTACTTTACCTTCAAATATAGCCTGAGAACACATCAATTCTTCTCTACGAGTTATAGAATCTTCTAACAATTCCAAATACTCAGCAGTTTTTTTCGCATTTCTATCCTCTGCTGACGTAGTTTCATAAGGATTTTCGCCTGCTAATCTATCGTTTAAATCTTTAGCGGTGATTATTTTTTCAGGTGCAACTAATGGTGGCTTATATGAGTTAGTTTGGTAACCCTTATTAACCATAACTTTACCACCAATTATAGGATGCACAAATGGTGCTACCTGCCTGTCCCCTTTTACAATGTCAATTTCAACTGTTTCTGTTTGAAACGTTCTGATATTTGTAAAGAATGTATCTCTTAAAAATGTTCTAGGTGACTCCATTTGTCTAACTGCACCTAATAAAGTTCTTTTGTTGTATAAAATATTTGGCATATTTACTATCCTCCTTATATAATTTCAAACCCAAGGGTTCTAAATACATCTTTATAATCTTCTAAAGTCTTTCCTGCAGGATATGTTAATGCCGAATCTTGGAAAGAACCATTAATATAACATACTCCTACTTTATCAGCTGTTGTTGCATCTACATCTTCAGCCATAATTCCATACAAAGTTGTAACATCCACTCCATCATCAGGAATTATTTTGCCAGAAGCATCTTTTTTAACTAGTTGCCCTTTTACAACTTTTCCTGATTGTAAAACAACTATCTCATTAGCTGTACAATCCTTTTTACCATAAAAGTTTTCTGGTGTATAAGTTGATGTCTCTATTGATAAGTTCATTTATTTGTCCCCTTTCTTATTTTTAAAGAAATTTGATATTCTATTTGAATTATTAAGTATTTTATCGGTTTCTGTTTCATCAATATTTTCTACTGGAGGAATATCATCAAGCTCTTCAGCATCTATGTTAATATTATTTAAAACAGTATTACCTATATTTTTTTGCTGCTTTAATATTTCCATAGACAATTGCCCTGCATCTATAGGTTTTTCAAATTTTGCCTTATTAACTGAATCTTCAAATCCTGGCAATGCTACATCTTCAATTTCTTGTATTCTCTGCCTTTCCTGTGCTGCACCATTATTTATTGCCTGTTGCACTATTTGATTATATAAATCCGGGTATTTATTTTTAAATTCTTCTAAATTCATTATAGATTGCTCCTCTTCTTTATTTGAATTGTTTATTTTTTGAGTGCTAATATTGTTAAATTTAGATAAATCCTTAAAATTACTCATATCAAATTTAATTTTATTAACTACTAAAAACCTCTTATTTTGAATTTCTTCCATGGCCATATTAATTTCATCTTCTTCTAACAATACATCAGCAAATCCCTTTTCTACCGCCTCTGTACCAGTTAACCATGTTTCATTGGACATCATATTAGCTAATTCATCTTTATCTATTCCTGTTTTTAAAACATAAGCGTTAACTATGCTCTCTTTGATTTTATTTAAAGCTATTGTCATTTCATTGAAATCTTTAACATTATATCCACCCCATAACACAACCGATGGATCGTGTATCATCATCATTGATGTACTTGACATATAGATATTGTCTCCTGCCATAGCGATTATTGTTGCAGCACTTGCAGCAATACCATCAATATAGACATTTTTAGTTACATTTCTTGATTTAAGATAATTTGCAATAGCATGTGCTGCAAATACACTTCCACCATTGCTGTTTATTCTAATGTTAATATCAGATATCTCTCCTAATTTATCAATATCCTCTATAAATCCAGCAGGTGTTACATCTTCTTCCCACCATGAATAATCGCATATATCACCATAGATTAATATTTCACCTGTGTTTTGATTAAGCTTATTCATCACCCAAAATTTTTTATTTAGTGTTTGCTGTCTTGCTTGGCTCATTGGCATTTATATCATTCACCTCCTTCATTTGTTTTTCTTCTTCTTTTCTTTGTTTGATATATATATTATAGTCTCCACCAGTAAGCTCTTGGGTTTCACGAGTTCTGGTAGAAAAACCATTATCAACTCTTTTTGCGGCTGCATTAACTTCTTTTAAAGGATCTAATTGTCCTTGAGTAGGTCCATTCCATTCAGCTCCACAATATGCCTTTCTAACAAGTGGATCATTAAAAAAGCCCGGTGCATTAATCCTACCTTTTGCAATAGCCTCAGTTAACCACTCTTCATATATTGGCTGACAAAAATCATTTGATAGCCATGTTCTTCTCATTCTAAACATCTTCCAAGCTTCAAGAAGTGATGCTCTACTAGCACTATAGGAGGCTGTAAATTGTTTTACTAATAATTCATATGGTAATTCTAGTGCTGAACCAATTTGCCTGCTTATAGAAGTTACAAAACCATCAAAGTTAGCATTTGGTCTACCAGGATTAGCAACATTTATTTTTTCACCATTGCCAAGTTCAACAACTGCACCATTACCAAGCTTTATTTCTCTATCTTGATCATCTATTTCATCATAATTAGTATCATCATCATATTCGAAATTTGTTTGTCCAAATGGACTGTTTTCTGTATCAACATCATTAGGACTTTCTATAAAAACCGTATACATACCACTTATAACTGCTGCAGTTAGTTCTGCTTCGCTATATCTTGCTAATTGTTTCAAACTTTCTATTACTGGAGCCAATATAGGAACTCCTCGTCTTTGTTCAGGTCTTTCTGCATCCATCAAATGTAAAACATTAGGCCTGCCACTCTTTTTGCCATATTTACTAGTTCTTTTCCACTCTTTTTTTATTGTTTGAGTACCTAGTGGATGAAAATTAGATATATAATAGGCAACTACTTCACCATGCAACCCTATTTCAACACCATTTATGATTTTACTATTGTTATATTCAAAGGTCGGAGTTGACACTCTATCTGCCTCTATAAGCTTAACTCTCAAATCATATGGAATATTTGGTCTTTTAATTACAGGTAAAAGTGCAAAACACTCCCCACTTGCTAAAAAAGATAAAAAAGCAAGTTGCTGCAACTCATAAAAATTATTCATTCTTTCAGCATCACAATGTGGTGTGTCAGCCCATAAAGCAAATTCACGTTGTGCTTTTCGTTCCCACGCCCTTGCCTCTTCATCAGACATCTTTAATATTTCATAATCAATTTGAGGTCTCAACATTAAACCAGAACCAACTACATTAGTTCGTATAGTCTTTATTGCACCAGTAGCTATGGGTGCTCCCATATACAAATCCCTTGAACGTTCTCTTAGAGTGCTCAAATTATCATCTATATCCTCTTTAGTAGAACCACCTGAGCTAATCCACCCTGCTAAACTTTTCTTACTATAGCTTGCGCCATGATGTGAATACCCTGAATTAATTATATTGTGTTTTTTTCTTGCAACAGCTCTATTCAATCCCCATGTAGGACTAATATTATTAATAACATTTTCTAATTTGTTTGCTATACCAATTTTAATCACCCCCTAAAAATCTACTGGTGTAATTCTGCTAACTCTTATATTTGTAGATTTGCCTCGTACTTTCTCCTCGTATTTATTCATCTCTTTTCGCCAATACTTCAACTGCTCTCTTATTTGATATAAATTAGCTCTATCCAATCTCTGACTACCTATTTGATAACTTTGACCATTTATTACAGATAACTCCGCCTCATTCCATGCATCATAGTGTTTTTTTGCCTCTTTATATTCTTCTAGAGCTGTAGGTTTATTTGGAATTTGATTGTCCATTGCTATACTCCTTTGCTTAATTGTCTCTTAACTTTCTTTTTCTTTTTTACATTCGACCCTACATCATATATAATTCCTCGCTCTCGCAAAGCTTGTAGTTGTTCAAAGTTAGGCTTAATAATTTCTAGTGCAGCAGTAGCATAGTTTCTAAGGTCAAGACCTTCATTTCTTTTGTATTTTTTAATCCACTGAAATTTTGCTTGGCCATTTACTAACCTTACTATCCTCTTTTCAGAACATAATGATTTAAAATACTCTAAATCATATCCAGCATTTTCTTCCTTGGGAAAGTGACAATATCCAGGACCATAATCTTTTATATTAAGCCTTGAATATATGGTCTCTTTGCCCTTATCAACACCTATATTGAACAAATGAATCTTTTCTCTATTTGTTGTAGTACAACTATGTATAAAATCTTGATTTCTACCACTAACACCTTTAATACCAAATATATTTCTTACTTCCCTTGGCTTTATAAAGTCATACGCATCATTTGTACGATGTCCACCTGTATCAATGCAAGTTGCAGCTATACGAATAGGTGTGTTGTCAGAATAAAAAAATAAACCTGTCAAATATTGATCAAGTTTATCCCATGTTTCTTTTAACTCTGGATTACAAATTATTTTTTTATACTCTATTCCCCAGCTTTCTTTGTCCTGTCCCCATCCAACTACTTCTACCTCTAGTCTATCGTCCTGAACGTCAACACCTGCCGTTAATATTAAAACTCTATCCGGTACTTGGCAATTGTAGTATTGATTTCTTTTCATTAGATCTCTATATTCAACGCCATCACCTTCTTTATCTTCCCAAACTTGACCTAAAGTAGTATTAAACCAAGTTTTTAAACTTTCCTTACCCTTTTTCTTTGCCTCTTTAAAATCATTAATTATACTAATCCATGGCTCCCATGGAGAAGTTAATGCATTTAAATGAAACCCTCTTTTTCTTTTATCCGGATTTTCTAATGGAGATATATATTTACCTCTATGTAATTGAGATTTCCACTCATACTCAGTTAAGTGTTCTTTACAATTAATACACTTCATTGTTACATCTTCAAATTTAATTCTATTCCAATCAAAAGTTTGATATTTACCACACATAGGGCAAGGTACACACCATTCTTCTTGAGTGGAACTTTCAAACTCCTTATAAATCCTTGATATCTCTTTTTCTGTAGGAGTTGAAACATATATTTTTTTCTTGTTCCAAAAGTTTTTAGTACGTTTTTCAGCTAAAGATAATGGATCACCTTCCTTACCAGCTGATACTGGAAACCTATCAACCTCATCAGCAAGCAAAATACGTATAGGTCTACTTGATAATCCTGTAGGAGCATTAGCTCCAACCATTGCTATATATCCACCAGGGAACCCCTTTTCAAGTATAGTATTATCGCTATCTCTTGATTTGCTTGGTTTTACTTTATCTGTCAATGATGGAGTATCCCTTATCATTGGATTTAGTCTTTTCTTGCTATATGAATTACATAAACTTTCAGTAGGCATTAACAATAGCATTGGTGCAGGATCATAATCTATGTGATAACCAATAATATTATTTAATATTTCAGTTTTTCCAACTTGAGCTGATGACATAATAATTATAGTCTCTACATCAGAATCAGATACACTGTCAAGTATTTCTCTTTGGTATGGTGCTCTATCTGTTCTCCATTTACCTGGTTCTGCTGAACTTTCTGCTGATAGCATTCTATAAGTATCTGCCCATTCGCTAACTTTTAAATCAGGTGGCGGAGCTAATATTTTACATATATTTTTAAATAAGTTTGAAGTTTTTCTTTTTATTTTAATCTTCTTCGCCAAGTTCATCATCCTCTACATACTTTTCATTATAAAACATAGCAGGATCATAATCTTTTAACTCTTCTAAAACTTCAATACACTCAACTTTTATTCGGTCCCTTATGAATTTAACATCATTTTGACTAACTACTGATTGTGCAAGTTTAGAAGGCATTGCTAAAACCTTACTCCTAAAATTAGCTAACATATTTGTCATTACTAATTCTATATCCTCTGACATATGCACTTCGCCACGCATCACCTTTAATTCAATTTCAGACTTCTCTCTCTTTATCTTTTCATGTATAGCCTTCTCTTCTTCATAATCAAGCTTGCTATTATCTTTCATGCCCTCTATGTTCTTATTAATTTTCAAATGTACAATGTAATTTTTTACTGATTTTTCTAGATCATATCTTCCCTTTGCACCACCTCTGACTAATATACCTTCCTGTGCTAAATCCCTGATACGTCTTTCAGTTAAACTAAATAATTTTGATAACACTTTAACCGATACCATGGTACCACTTATGTCATCAACTTTATATGATGCTTGCTCAATTTTGGTTTTTCCATCATTTTCACTCATTTTCTCACCTGCCTTAAATCTATAGAATAAATTCATATTTTTTCAACATTGATATTTCAACCCTGAAACGGAAACGGCGATAAAATTTTTTTTGTAACTAGGCAACATATGGGCTCGCAAGGAACCACACCCTATTTTTGACCTTCTGAAAGGACCCATTTTTATTTTGATATTTACGCAATGAATAATGTTGTAAGAGAAATTAGTTTTATACATCAAAAAACGTCATGTTCCTGATAGAGTGTGACATTTTATAAATTCGTGTTTCTTCTATATATAAGTCAACCAAAAATATTACATCAAATGTCATGTTGCCTAAATTCGTGACATTGCTAAATTTTTTAAAAAATCATTGCCGTTAATTTCTAAAAATCTAACTCAGAAACTAAATCATCAACCTTCAATCTATCAAGTCCTAAATACAATTTTGTATATGATATATCCTCATGTCCTAGCGCTTCTCTTGCTGCATTCATATCCTTGCCACTTAATTCATAAATAAATAGAGCAAATGTCTTTCTCATTGAATGAGTATTAATATGTTTTAATCCAAATGCTTTAGCTGCCTTCTTTATGATCCTACCAGCATGCTCACGAGTAATAGGTTTATTTACACCCTTTGTTTTCTTGTTTGATTTAAAAGCATATTCAAATGAATCTTTATCTTTTATATAATCCTTTATAGCTCTTCTGAGAATACTATTGAGCCTTACTTCTCTTCTGTTTCCTGTTTTTTTCTCAACAATACTTACATAATTATCATCCAAATACCTTGATAAATCCCTTATCTTTATTGGAAGTATATCGCTTATTCTATATCCCGTATAAACTCCAAAGGTAAACAGCAATCCATACATTTCATTCCAATTATTAAGATACTCAATCATATCTTTGACTATCTCTTTATTCGTTATAGGCATAACAGTTGTTTTCTTACCCAATTACCTCACCTGCCTAATTGCTCCTTTATGTCTTTTGTACACTGAAGCAGACTCCATGAGCCTTTTATAATTTATATTGTCTTGATTTTTATTGTCGTTACGGTTGATTTTATTATTAGACTTACTTATATTCTTTAATTTATTATAAATACTTGGTTGTTTAGCCTTTACAATTTCTCCAATGCTCATATCAATACCCCCATTTTGCGTAATAAAAAAAGCACTCAACCAAAGTCAAGAGCTCTTTCACATTATTTTATATTTAATTACACTTTTATTGTTTTTAGTTTACCATAAAAAGTTCGCCAAAGTGCGCCATCTTTTTATTATTTAAACTTTCATTCCGCAATTACTTAATCTAAATGTTGTTTTTTATGATGACATTCAACTATTTCATTACTAAAAGTATTTTATCTTTTTCATAACGTACTTTCACCTTAAAACTGTCGCCTTTGCTGAGCGCACATAAAAAAAGAACTCCCAAAGGAGTTCTTAAAAGTTCAAAGATTATTCGGTAGGACGGCGTACCCTACATCTCTTTTAATACCTGTTAAGGTGTGGCAGCTGCCAGTTCTGCCCTCAAATAATCTTTATAATATCTTATGTATTTGTATACTAATTATACCATAGTTATTTCTCTTGTCAACCATATTTAGCGTTTTTTCTATTTCTTATCGGTATTTTAGATTTTCTTCTATTTATCAACCTTTTTTAATCTTCCAGAGCGTATATAATTATTTAGTTTCGCATCTGTTATTGGATATATTGTTTTTACCCACTTCTTATCCGTATTACTCAATCTTACTGCAACCAACACATTTTTTGATATTTCTTTTATAAAAACTATGCTATCACCTTTGGGATGTATTCCTACATAATCAGGCGATTCTATAATTTCGGGAGCAGCTTCAGTATGCAGCTTAAATTCATCATAGCAAGAATAATCTTTGCAATGTTTCTTAGTATAAGTAATTTTATCTTTACTAATTAATATTTTACTTTCTTGAGCTTCTATTCCTAAAAGTTCAATTATCGAAAGTTTTAATAACCCTAATTCATAAACGTTCTCAACTACATTGTCTATATCAAATTTTTCTGACATACTAAACCCTCTTATATTTTATAAAAATATTATAACTTAATATATTTCATTTGACAAGTACATGCTATTAATAGATTCATTATACAATAAACCATAACATGACAAAACATAATATCCAATCAATAACTAAAATCAATTTGTTTCGTACACCTCCAATAGTTTTTTAATAGCCCTGTCATTAAATCTATCAATCTGTCTACCGCTATAATTTAACTTGCTACAAATCATCCAGGTCTTGTACTTTTTAAAATACTTTAGAATTACTACTTGTTTTTCAAGAGGTTCTAATAACTTTAATAAATCATCAATATAGTTTTTCTTCTCGAAAGCTTTTTCAAGTCTATTTTCTAGCTTTGCCACCTCTTGACCATAAGTTACTAATATTTTTTCAACACTGTTGTAAACAGTGTCAGTTATTCCATTTCCTCCTGGCAAACCTGTTAGTTCTGGAACATTAATATCCCTTTGTGAATTTATAGCCTCACCTAAATTAATAATATTTTCATTAATACAATCAATTTCAAACTGAATATATGTATAGCTGTATAATAATCTCTTAAGTCTTTCTCTCTTTTCGTCCTTCTCCATAACTTCACCACACTCTCTATAAATAGTCTATATATCCTGTCACTACTTTAACTTCACAACTAGTTAAATAATATTTATGCTTAGTTTTTACAACTTTATATCCACACAATTTTAAGCTTTCCGCTTCTAATTTACTCACTATCTGCATACTTACCTCCTGTTAAAATGGTATCTCCTCATCATCACCAATAGGTGTAAATATATCATTATCAACATCACTATCATTTTTCTTGCCTTCTAAAAACTCAACCCTATCAGCCGTTACCCCTGTTTTATATTGCTTTGCCCCATCTTTTTCATAACTACTAGTAGTAATTCTACCATGAACAGCGCATTTGTTCCCCTTATTCAAATAGTTTGCACAATTCTCTGCAGATTTGCCAAAGACAGTTATATAAATAAAATTCGCAGTAGGTTTACCCTGGTTAACAGCTTCTTGCTTTTTATCTCCAAACAAATCCTTGTCCACTGCTAAAGTAAAATTTGTAACTGCCATGCCAGTAGTAGGGATAAACTTTAACTCAGGATCTCTTACTAATCTACCTATCAATACTACATGATTCATTTTTTCCCTCCTCAATCAATGCCCTTAGTAGTAATAAATAATTTATGCTATCAGTAATTTTTTCATTCCACATACCAATGCTATAGTCACCACCCCTGCACATATCATATACGGAAACAGTATGCTTACACATCATACCAGCAAGGGCTTGTACTGGTGTAATATCTTGAACACTTGCTGCCACTTTAAAATTATGCAACCTATCCTCAGTTGCATATTCCTTAGCTTTTACTACTAAAATATCAAGACTTCTATTTACTTGTTCATCAATAATTTTCTTAAATTGCTCCTGTTTCATTGTTTACACCACCAACAACTCTGAATTTTCGTATAAATTACCTACTACTACTGAAGAAGGTATCCAACAATAATCTCTATCAACGTCTACTAATTTTAAAAATGAAATATATCCGTCTGATAACTCGTTGCTTACTATAATATAAGAACCTGCCTCATATTCTACTCTGCCTATAATTTCCTCATCTTCATAAGTAAACTTGATTATGTCTCCTTTGTAAATTTTATTTTCATTTTCTGTATCATCACAAACGCCTGTATATTGACATACATTTGTAACGAGATAAAAATTACCATCAATTTTAGATATATTATCATTTTTATCTTCTTCCGTAGTACATTTATCTCTTTCTTTTGGCATGTAATAAAATATTCCATTTTCACCATTAAATTTTATTATGCTTCCACCATATACCCATTTGCCATTATCAACTCTTTTTCCCCTAAACTTTATCTCGCTCATCTTCTATTCCTCACTACCTCGCTTTTTCTAAATGTTTTTAATAATTCTTCTTTACTCAATCGCATTCACACCTTTCATAAATACTAACCAATGCGTTTTACTTCGTCTATTTCCAAAAAGCGGTTTGTATTCAATAACTTTTAGCACTTGTGATAATTTTATCTGTTCTTCATTCCATTTAAATATTAACACTCCACAATCGTCAAGAACTCTCATACATTCATTAAAACCTTGCTTAATATCTGCTTGCCATGTATTATTGTTAAGCTTTCCGTATTTTTTGGCTATCCACGAATTTTGCCCTGCTTGTACCAAATGAGGAGGGTCAAAAATGACAAGTTTAAATGTATTATTTGGGTATGACATATTTCTAAAATCACCTATTACATCAGGCTTAATAATCAATTTTCGACCGTCGCATAAAGTTTCTTCCAGTTGCCTGTTATCCATGAAAACAACATTTTTATTATTCTTGTCAAACCAAAACATTTTACTACCACAGCAAGCATCTAAAATTAATTTATTCATGATTTGCTACCTCACTTTCCTAATCCTAAAAGCCAAACTACCATCAAAACCATATCCGTCCATAAACTCACGATGCTTTTTATTAACTTCTTCCTGTGCTCTTTTTGCCTTTAAATACTTTGCACAACTATCATGACATGACAGTTTACGGTCTTTGCAGTTCAAGCAAGTATCAATCATATACCATCAACCTCCAATCAATAATCGACAGAATACCTTTTGCTCACTGTCTTTGGCTTGTATTCAGTTTTTAGCTCCTCATACCTCATATGCTCACCATCAAAACGAAACTCAACAGTACCATTATTTCCACGCCTGTTTTTAGGAATATAAACACCAATATTGCCCTCGTCAACATCCGTCTTCCAAATCATAATAACCTTGTTAGCATTTTGTTCTATCTCTCCAGAGTCCCTCAAATCTGTCAAACTTGGCTTTTCAGTTTCTCTAGCAGATCTATTCAATTGAGATAAAAGCAATATGGGAACATCAAGCTCCATGGCCAACATTTTTAAATCCCTAGTTATATCACCAACCTCAAGGTTCTTATTGCCATACTTCTTGTTCGTCCTAATTAGCTGCAAGTAATCCACAATTACAAGAGATAAATCACTAAACTTTAAACAAATATTTTTAATCATCAAAGGAGTAACAAAGGGATTATCAAAAATATGCAACGGCAATCTTGAAAGATGATTACCATAACTCAATATACTCTGCCAATGTTTATCCTTTGCCTCTTCAGTAACACCTTTAAATTTATTTATAAGCAAATTCATTGAAATACCAGTACCAGATGCCATCATTCTTTCTACCAATTCATCACTTTTCATCTCTTGAGAAAAAGCAATAACCCTTTTTTTATTCCTGGCAGCATTAAGACCAATATTCAAAGAAAAAGCACTTTTACCACATCCAGGACGAGCAGCTAATACAATTAATTCGCCACCTCTCATTCCCATTAAATTTCTATCAAGCTTATAAAAACCAGTATCAACCTTACTTCCATCTTGTTCATTACCAAGACTATTTATGTAATTCAAAACAGCTTCATCCATGCTATACAAAGAGCTATCGGACTTACCCTTATTGACATCATTCAACTTTACAATTGCTTCAGTAACCATATCATCAGAATCTGCAGAACTATTTAAAATTTCAGCAGCAATAGCTTTGATTTTTCTTTTCTTTGATAGCTCCACAACAAGTTCAGCATAACGCTTTATAGTTTCCTTAGTCTGAATATTATTAGAACACTTAACACATAATTCCATTGCGCTACTCTGCTCTAACCCAATGCTCTTCAAAAACTCAACCGCTGTAACAACTTCAAATATTTCATTGCTAAAGTAACGACTAATAGCGTGTTCATAAACTTGACCAAGCAATCTATATGAAAAATCTTCAACCTTCAAAACATCAGTTAGCTCACTAACAATTTTATGGTCCATAATAATTGACCCTATTATGCTATACTCAGCCTGTACATTACTATCAACCTGGTTCATTTTTTACACACCCCCTGCATCTTTGCTAAAAGCTGCAAATATTGTTTTCTAAATTTATCAGCAGATAAAATATTCTTACTCCAAAATGTGTCCATTTGACTAAACTCCAACACTACTTTGACATCATAAGGGTCAATCTCATCAATTCTAAACATCAGGTCAAAAGTATAAGACCATTTCTGTAAAGTATTTTCATCTTTTGGCTTTGCACCCTTTATATTCTCACAAATCATATTTGACAAATAAGATGCACACTTATATTGCTTAGATTCATGATCAAATACAATTTTCTTTTTGTCATTCTTCTTACTCAAACTCTCCTCGTTCCGAACCTGGTTTTTAGGTTCGAACAAGATATTAATAATACTTGTATTATTATCCTCCATCTTTTTATGGATACCCCCTCCATTATTTAATGGATACCCCTCCACTTTTTTATGGATACCCCCAACTATTCCAATATAGATTTTCCGTTGAGTTACCAAACCTTTATTATCATTTATAAAATCTACTACCACATAACCCTTATCTTTGAGGTTATTTATCCAAACACTAACTGTTTTTTTATTAACTTTATACAGCTTTGCAAAATAATCATTACTTGCAAAACAAAATCCACCCTTATCAGCCAATGCAGAAATTTCACCATACAAAAGCTTTTCATTAGGTTTTAATTCCTCATCATACCTAACAGTAGCAGGTATAATAGAAAAATAATTCGGTCTTTCCATAGTTCACCAACCTTCACAAACATATTTATTCATAAATATTCAATTTTCAAGGTACAACAATTTAAGGTAGGTGATTTTATACATTTTTAAAAATGTTTTTGTATAAAATCACTACCTGATTTATGAAAATTTACATATAATTATTAAGCAAATACCTCTATATCCAACCCAAGGTCATCAAGCATCTCAATGATATAAAGTTTTAAATATTTCATGGTCTGTATCTTCCATGCACCACCATCTGCCTCCCAAAGAGAACAATATCCACCCTCTTTGAGCCTAAATACAAACTTACTCTCAACCGGTTCAATCTCTGTAAATGTCCTATAAGGTTTAAGAGTAACAGGATTTGGAACAGCTACATCAACCAACCCTTTAGTAGATTGTTTAATAGTAATCTCTTGAGATACGCCATTGTCACCTATAGTTCTTACCGCATTATCAGTCATATTACCTATGTGTGATAGTATTAAACCTAAATCACAATTTGACTTAAATCCAGATTGCAGCATTATGTTAAATGACTCTCTATCAATAAAGCTATTAAATTTCAAGCTTATTTTATCTGGCTGACAAACCGCATATATTTCTCTTATATTATTTTCATCAAGAGAAGACACCAACTCAATCCTGTCATAGTCCTTGATATGTATAAAAAAATTACTTTTATCTATATAATCTAACTTAGATGCAATATAATCCATCAACCCAGTAATACTTTTAAACTCTAAAGCATCAGGCTCATTATAATCATACCTTTTTAAATTTCTATCACTAAATACCTTTCCATCAATCTCTACTAACTCTGGCTTTGACATACCAACTATGTACTGCGCTAATTCTTTTAACATTTTAATCCTCCATATAGTTTTATTTGATTATTATCTGATATTTAAAACCTTGTCCCCTCCTGACTTAGAAAACATGCTCTGCTGCTTAACTTCATTGAGATACAATTGCCCCTCATTATCCTTACTAACTAAAACTTGAGTTTCAACACCCATTTCAGTAGCAAGAGTTGTCTTAGTTTGAATCTTAGTAACAACAAAATCTCTGTTCTCATTAGGTTTAAAGCTAAGAGTTAATGTTATCTTTCTTTCCTTCTTTGGATCAGTGTTCTTGTCAACAATATTTTGAGTAATTTTATCTAGTTCCCTGTTTAATTTCTCAACGATAGCACCATCAGCCAATCTCATGATATCTGCCATTTACTTCACCTCCTAATATTTAATTATTTAATATATTTTTATTTGAAAAATTAATATTAAAGTTGAAAACAATCACAAATTATGATAGAATAAATTTGGTTAGTGAGTCGCATTTATGCGGCTTTCTTTTTTTATTCTTATCCTTGCATCGTGCCATAAAATTATTGATGTCAACTTATTATTAACAATCCTCATATCCTCTATATGGTCCTCTAAGATATCCTCTTCAACATCATCTATCATGCCATCAGACATAATTTGTTTAATACCATCAACTATAGGTGATAACTTGTCTTTAGCAAGAATGCCCTGAAAAACCATATCAACCTCAGTCTTGGGTACTACTACATCAGGCAAATACTTACCCAAAACACTATTATTTTTTAAGTGCCACCAGGCTAACATAGGAGACTTGTATAACTCAGACATCTTGTCCACAATATCATCAGGAACACGAGCCTTGTTATTTTCATAATCACTCAAAGACCTACAACTAACATTCAACCATGCAGCAGCGTCCTCTTGCTTAATACCTGCACTTTCCCTACACGTCTTGTAATAACATATGCAAACCTTACTCATTCAAAATTCATTCCTTTCATGATAAAATACAAATATAAACATCACTTCTTAATAAAATTCAATTCCCTATTATGACCTCTCGTCCCACAAATAAAACTTCTCTCAATCTTAGGTACGGGCTTTGTGATAACCTTAGCGCCACACTTGCTACATTTAGTATCCACAATACGATCCAAAGCCCATGCACTAAATCCACAATTATAACAGGTATATTCTCTCAACTTCTTTTTAGCTCCCTTCTTTAGTTTTCTCCTACTCCTATTCTTCCTAACATACTCACTCCAATGGCCAACAAATATGAAACCTGCAAAAGTTATTAAAGATGCCTGGACAATTATAGTTAAAAACTCAGAGTACTTTATCATTAGTTCCATAAAATGCCCCTTTCTATTACAAGCTTTCCTCAATCAAATTCTCAAGATATTCAATCATCTCATTTAGATCATCAACAGCTTCATCACTATTCAAATTTGTTTGTTTTTAAAATCAACCTCTTTTTCCTTATCCCACTCACCTAAAAAGCATTGAAGCTTAACCTGATTAACATGAGGATAAGTGTATAAAAAGCAATCATGTCCCAAATCCTTTGCATCCATACACAAGTCAACTATCTTATGTACCTTTTTTCTCAATCTAACGTTCATACATTACCTCCGCTTAATTCTTGATTATTTTTAGGTTTATATTTACCAGCAGCAATAGCATTTGCTGCAATAACTTCCATTCTTTTAATTGCCCTAGCTTTATCCTCTGGTGTCTTATCCCTGCAATCATCATCACAAATCATTATGTGAGTATTACCAACTTTAAAATCTTCAACTATATTTCCTATAGGAATTTGAGCCTTAATCATTTACGCACCTCCGAACCTTTTAAAATATAATATGTTTAATGCCTTGTACTTGTTTTTACTAATTTACTTTTACTTCCTTTCAATTTATGATGTTCAAACACCATATATGAGTGGGGATTTTATTTAGTAAGTAGTTCTTGATACTTCAATGACCTTCTTAATGTCGGTAGCATTTAGAAGGTCATTCCCGTTTTCTCTGTAAACATATGTTAACCTAGATAAAACTGAATTAACTTCTCTATAATTTGCATTACTTTCAATTATTATTGTATTAATTTTTTCTTTAAGTTCTGTGCAACGTTTTTTACTTTCTTCACGCATCTCTTTTTCTTTCTGTTTTAATTCTTGTATATCTTTAAACTGTTCTTCCATTTCTTTTGCTCCTTACGTTAAAATTTGCTGTTGCTAGTAGATGTTTTATTGTTAGCCTGTTTCTTGAAATGTGGTTTCGTTTTCGGAAACTTTATTGGTAAAAAAAAGCTCTTCAATCGTTAATCCAAAATAATCTGAAAGTTTTTTAGCCTCTATTAGTGAAAATCTTAAGTCCCCAGTTTCTTTTTTGTAATAGTTACATGCAGAAATGTTCAGAAATTGTGCAATTTCGTTTTGTCTGATATTATTCTTTTCTCTAAGAAGTTTTATCTTATTCAAGTTTAATTCTCCTTTCTTAATTTCCTTTATAGAAACTTTATGTATTAATTATAGTTTCTTTTACGGAATATGTCAATATATATATTTTCTTTTTTAGAAATATTTTTTATTATGGTTTACTTTCGATAATTGAAACTTTATAATGTAATTATATGAAATGGTGGTGAAATAATGAAATTTGGAGATAAATTAAGGTCTTTAAGAAACAAATACAATCTTACTCAAACTGAGTTAGCTGAAAAATTAAATTTATCAAAAGCAAATATTTCTAAATATGAATCTGGTAATTTAGAACCTAATATTCAGACTATTACTACTATTTCAAAATTATTTAATGTTTCTGTGGATTATCTTTTAAAAGATGAACCTGATGATGAATCATTAACAATTGATGAAGAATTTCAATCATTATTAAGCGACCCTAAAACATTAGTAGCATTCAAAGATTTTCAAAACCTAACAGATACAGACAAACAAGAAATAATAAATTTTATAAAATTCAAAAAACAGCAGAATAATTAGGAGAAAGTAATTATGGCGGATGTAAATTTAAATAAATTATTTAATTTTCATGAAAAAATAGAAATGCCTGAAACACTTAAACCTTTTTTATCTGATAAAGAGCAAGTATTTTTTACAGTGAAAACAATTAGAGATGCTGCAGTTTTTACGGACAAAAGAATATTAGTAGCAGACAAGCAAGGTATAACAGGTAAAAAAATAGAGTACTACACAATTCCCTACAAAAATATAGTTACATACTCTGTTGAAACAGCAGGAACCTTTGACTTAGATTCTGAAATAAAGTTGCAAATGTCAGGTGGTATTTCAATTGAGTTAAAATTTCTTAAAGACAAAAAAATGGACTCATTACTGTTAGAAGTATATAGAATTATTACCGACTTTACATTTGATAAGTAACAAACAAAAATAATAAAAATAGAAATAACAAAACGGGATTATACTACATCATGGGGGAAACACTGACAACTTAATAAAAATTTATAACTATGGATCATAATCCCATATCATTTTTTTGATGTGGGATTTTTTATTTAAATAAATAGGCTTGATATTAACATGTTTTTATCATGATGTTTATACTTATATATTAAATTATAAAGGATGGATATATTATGTCCTATAGCATTGGTTGGGATAAACCCCTGAGTTGTAGCAATATAGATTGTAATGAATTTATATGTATTGATTTTGAAACAGCAAACAGCAAACGCCAGAGTGTATGCCAATTTGCTCTTATATATTTTAAAGATGGAGTAGTAATTCAAGAAAAAGAATGGCTTATAAAACCTCCAAAAGATTATAGAAATTTCAGCGAATTTAATATTCAAATTCATGGAATTAGACCTGAAGATATAAAAGATAAACCAGAATTTAATGAATTATGGAATGAAATATATCCCTTATTGAATGGCAAAACTCTTGTAGCGCATAATGCGCCATTTGATGTAGGAGTATTGAGAAGTCTAATAGAATACTATAATATAGATTATCCTGAGTTTAATTTTATTTGTACATGCAGCGTTGCTCGTAAAACATGGGATAAACAAATAAACTATACGCTAAAGAATATTGCAAATCAACTAGGATATTTATTTAATCATCATGATGCACATGATGATTCACGTACATGCGGTAAAATTTTATTAGAGGCAATGAAATATCATAAAGTAAAAACATTAAAAGAATTAGCAGAAAAAATAAATATGCAAATTGGATATGTATCTGAAGATTATTATTTACCTTGCAGTATATACAATGGTTTTAAAGGCCTAGGTGGTAAAAACGATAGGGTTAAGGTGTGCGAATTAACTCCTGCTTCTAATTGTGAATTTGATGAGGACAACCCTCTTTATAATCAACATGTTGTTTTTACCGGAACATTGATAAGTATGACAAGGCAAATAGCAATGCAAAAAGTTTTAAATATAGGTGGCTTGATAGATCAAGGTGTTACTAAAAATACAAACTATCTTGTTATGGGAGTTCAGGACTATGCCATATTTTCAGATGGAAAAGAAAGTTCCAAGACTAAAAAAGCAAAAAGATATATTGAGGAAGGTCAAGATATACAAATTATTCATGAAGATGATTTTATAAAAATGATTATTTAGGGGGTGAATTATCATAGACGTAAATTCAATTTATAAAAAAGTGTTAGAAATATTTGAAAGCAATGAAAAATCGCTAGAAAGTGTTGAATTAAAAATAAATAAGCAATATTCAACTGTAAGTGTAGAGAATACTGCTGCTATTCGAATAAAATTGAGTAGTAAAACTAATTATATTTCAGTAAAATCTAGGTATATACACTTGTTTAAAGAATCTATGAAATTGACATCTGGCAAGAGTGAAAAGGACTGGATCCGTTACCAGATCACAACAGAATACGATTTAGATGAAATATCAAATATTTTATTATATATATATGATGACTGCAAGCCATCAGGTACTATGTTCGGTTGCTGCTCTAGATTTAATGCATGTAGCGATGCTAAAAAATGTGTTAATCCAAATAAACAACATGCAAAAAACTGCTGGTATAACGAAAATCTGAAACGAGGCAAGATATTTTATGGAGTTAATAGGAATATATAACTTTTAATTTCATATAAATGCAAAATTTGTAGAAAAGAGGAATATATGCAAGATTATTATAAAAAACAACTTATAAAAATTTTACTAGATAATAAGTTATATAAGTGCGATGGAACAGACTTTCAAAAATTTGTAAATCAAATATTTACATATAAAAATGAAAATTTCACTCCCGTTAAACCTCAAGGAAATATTGGCGATAGGGGTAATGATGGCTATATATATAATGCAGGAGTATATCTTCAGGTATATGGGCCTGAAGATTTAAGTAATATAGATACTCAGAAATACGCAATTGCAAAATATGAAAAAGACTTTTTGAAATTGTTAAATCATATTTCAAATGCAAAATGGCCAGCTATTAAAAAATTTATTTATGTTATAAACGATAAATCATATGGTTTTTTTCCCGATTTGCTAATACTACGAGATAATTTATATAAAAGTCATCCAGAAATTAAATTTGATATATATGGTAATGATCAACTACGAAATATTATATTATCTCTTCCTTTGGAACATCAAGAAGATCTATTAGGTTCAATTTATGAAATTGAAGATTATATTGATATACTAGATGCTAATATACTAGATAAAACTATAAAAGCTATAATAGATGATTATAAAATTCCTTACACTATTAATGGTAACCCATTAAAAGTACCTAATTGGGACAGAAAGATAGCGTTTAATAAGCTAAAGTGTAAACCTCCTGAAACAAAACTTATTGAAGGATACTACAATATTGATAAAATAGATGCAATACTAAATGATGATAATAAACCAGAAACAGATGAGGCGTTATCGACAATAGTTAAAACTATTTACAATGAGTCGGTTATAGTATACCCCAAAAGTGAAGAGGATCAGTTTTTTTATATTTTCAATCAATTAATGGATAAGGTAAAAACAAATAGAACAATAAGTGATATATCTAAAAGTAGTGCTATATTTTGTATAATGAGTAAATATTTTGAAGTTTGTGACATATTTAAAGAACCCCCAGAAGATTACAAAATAGCAGAGTTATAGCCTCTGCTATTCTTCCTTTACTTTTAAATCTATAGTCATTCCTAATAATTTACCATTATCACCTGTATCATTAAGTCTTTGAACAATTGAACTTTCAAGGTAATCATAAATTAATATATCCTGCACATCTTCTTTATCAAATTCTGCAAGTATTCCATTATACAAGCTATTATTTATTGTGAAAATAAATTGAAAATCATTTTTCTCATTGATTTTTTTCAAGAGTTTTAATAAGCTTATAATTTGTCTTGGATCTGTTTCTGAAAAAATATGCTGATCGTTAAATATAAATTTTATATTATGATTGTTTTGTAATGTCAACAAAAGTAAATCATACAAATATATTTTTACTAATCCTATTCCGCCTGATGTATCACTTTGAATACTTGGCTCTATTTCAAATCTATTTTTATTATTTCCTTTATTGTTTTTTATGCTTAATCCAGATATGGAATTTTGATAAATACTTTTTGCATACTTCATGTATACTGATGAAATATTGTCTGTATAATCCTTTTTATCTTTCAAATATTTATCAGTTTCAACATTGTCAATAGCCATTTGTGATTCTAATTCCGTTATTTCATTATTAGCATCATCAATAATACTTTTTGAGCTTGATAACTTATACAACTCATCTTGCTTTTGCCTTAATCTTTCTTGAATTGAATCATATTCTGAAAAGCTTGTTGTTGTGGATAAAATATTATAATATTCATCTATTTTATTATCCAACTCTGAAAGTTTATTTCTTATACTTTCTAACGATTTTTCAATTCTATCTTTATTTTCACTTAATCTTAATTGTCTGTTTTTTAATAATGTGTCATGAAAGCTAGAAACATTCTCAACTTTTTGTCTTATCATTTCTGGAACTTCTATTTTCATCTGTTCGTAAAAATTAATAACATTTGCAGAATCTATATCAGGATTAATTTTAAGACTTTCCAATATTGAACTTAACCGTTTTTCATATAAATACAAATTATCTTGTAAATCGCTTTTGTTATTTTTTAATGAATTATACGTGTTTTCAATTCGAGTGTAATCTTCTGAAATTTTAAAAGTACTTAATTTATTTTTTAGATCTTCAATTTCTGCTTTTATATTTTGAATTTTCAAATCTAATTTTTTATCGTTTTTGTCAAAATACTGCTTTATTACTTCATTTTTTTTAATTTCACGTATAGCATTAGATTTTTTATTTATTTTTTCCTTATCACTTATTTTTTTCTCACACAATTCATAATCTAAGCCAAGTAATAAACTATCTCTTTTTAAAGCTTTATCTTGATCTTCCCTTTTTGTTGTACAAATTGCATCATCATACTGATTCTTCTTAAATTTCAAAAATTTACATATAATATTTCTAAATGTTATTCCTTTAATTTTAGGTTGATAATTTGTTGAAATATCATATAAAAATTTTCTATATTTATTCAATTCCTTTGGTTCGTCGTTAAGATAAACTATCTTTTCTTGTTCAGTATTTCTACAAATTGTATATAATTTGTTATTAACTTTAAAATCTAAATAGAATTTCCAGCCTTTAAGCAATTTAAATTTAGGGTTAAAATCAGCACCTAAACAAAAATCTACTAACTCAATTGATAATGTTTTTCCTGTACCATTTACGGTGCTTTGCCTATCGCTTTTAGTACGTTCAGCATATATAATAGTTAATCCATTTTCATTAAATTTTATATCTTTAAAAGTAGGCATATTTGAATATAACTTAATTAATTTCACGATATAACCTCCCTTTTTTATCTATATTAATAGCTCCTATTGTATATAAATAGTCTATCGCAAAAACAAAATAATCAAATGTACAATTGTATTTAACGATTTTCTTATCTATGTAATCTTTAATATAATTATCCCAACAAGTTTCAATATAAGTAGGAGTATTTAACATACTAAGAATAATTCCACCTATTCCAAACAATGATTTACTCATTTCAGTATGCTTATTAGGCAATATCCTACATCCCATGAAACTCACCTCCATTTTTTAATAATTATATTAATTTTTATTATATATTTTATTATACATTATGATATTTATCAAGCTTTTATGAAAATTTCTTTACTTTCGAACAAATGTTTGATACAATTCTATTGCATAAACTAATATTTGTCAAGAGGTGAAAAATGTACTATAATATGCTAAATAAATCAATCTACTTACTTACAGAATATCAAATCTTTGATTATCCTATAGATAAAGATACAATTGAACAAATCATTTTAGACAAAAATCTAAAGGTTGCTACACTTAAAAACCTATCCGCGGCACTTTGTATTGATGATACTATTCTCGTGCCTAAATCCCAAAATAACGCCTACAGAGAAGACATTGTTCATGAACTTGGACATGCATGTTATCATGTTGGCAATTCCCTATTAAAGGATAAAATTATAGTAAGTAAACAAGAACAGCAAGCTAATGCATTTGCTGCATATTTTTTAATGCCTGTTTATGTATTTGAGGAGGCTATGAAATATTGCAATGATAATTATGTGCTTGCGGAAGAATTTGGGGTGACAGTTTCTTTTGTTAAATTTCGAAAACAACTAACTGAAGCTCTAATTTATGATGGCTATTTTAATGAACTGCTTAAATCGTATGATTATTAGATCCATTAAGAACATATATATTATTAAGCATATATTGTTATAGAAAGGTGAGGTTATGAAAAAATACTGCATATACTTAAGAAAATCAAGGGCAGATTTAGAAGCTGAAACGCATGGTGAAGGTGAAACTCTTGCTAGGCATGAACGTGCCTTGATGGACCTTGCTAAAAAGCAAAAATTAAATATTGTAAAAATATATAAGGAAGTCGTATCAGGTGAAACAATAACAGCTCGTCCTGTGATGCAGCAGCTGCTAGGTGATGTGGAAAAAAGAATGTGGGCTGGAGTATTGGTTATGGAAGTAGAACGTCTTGCTAGGGGCGATACTATAGATCAGGGACTAGTTGCACAAACTTTTAAATATTCGAATACCAAAATCATCACTCCAATGAAGACCTACGCCCCAGATAACGAATTTGACGAAGAATATTTTGAGTTCGGACTATTTATGTCAAGGCGAGAATATAAGACGATAAATCGAAGATTACAGGCTGGTAGAATATCCTCTGTAAAAGAAGGTAAGTGGGTCGGTAATAAAAAACCATATGGATATGAAATAGTAAAATTAGAAGGTCAAAAAGGGTATACTTTAAAAATAATACCTGAAGAAGCATCTGTTATAAAGATGATATTTGAACTTTACTCTATAGGTGAAGAGCAACCAGACGGAACTATAAAACGATTAGGCTCAACATTAATAGCTAATAAATTAAACGAACTAAAAATAGCTCCTGCAGTAGGTGACTCTTGGAGTCCATCACGTATACTTGAACTAATAAGAAACCCCGTTTACAATGGTAAAGTAAGATGGAACTGTAGACCTGAAATTAAAAAAATGCAAGATGGAGTAATAACTATTGAACGTCCACGTGCTGATGAGGATGATTGGCTCCTTTATGACGGATTACATGAAGCAATAATAGATGAGGATCTGTTTAATAAAACGCAGGAATACTTAAAAAATAATAAGCCAAAACCAGCACCAAACAAGAAGCCTATCAAGAATCCATTATCAAGCCTAATTGTATGTGGGCTGTGTGGTAAAAAGATGGTTCGTCGGCCATACCCAAATAGAACTCCTGATGCATTAATTTGTCCACAATCGGGATGTAAAAATATAAGTTCATATTTATCTTATGTAGAAGATAGAATACTGGTATCATTAAAACAGTGGCTTACTGACTATCAGCTGCAGCTAAGTATTGAAAATAAAGAAACTGTTAGTAATACAGAAATAGAAGTTAAAAAGAAAACAGTTGAAAAATTAAAAGGAGAAATAACAGGGCTTAACAATCAAATGAATAATATACATGATTTGTTAGAGAAAGGTATATATACAGCAAAAGTATTTATAGATAGATCTAAAATAATTAATGAGAAACTTAATGAGGCCAAAACCAATCTAGATATACTAAATAAGTCTTTAGAAGATTATGCAAAGTATCATAAAAAACTAATAGAGTTTATACCAAAAGTGGAACATGTACTTGAAGTGTATTATTCTATCGATGACCCAGAAGTAAAAAATGCCCTGCTGTGCGAAGTAGTATCAAAAGCAGTTTACACTAAAACTAAACGAGTTGGTAAAGATAAGAACTTTGATGACTTTGAATTAATTGTATATCCACGAAGGGCTAAATAG